TCGGAGCGCGCGTATTTGCGTGAGCTTCTTGCTCATTGTGGTGTCGACGCAGACTTTGATGGTCTGTTTGACGATGGTTCGGTGGCGTGATATGCATACTTCGTATGCACGAGCTTTCCAGCTCGCATTCGTAGCGCTCTGCATTGCGGATATATCCGCCTGCAGTTCTTTCGCGCCACTGGATGATTACGTCACCACTCACAACCTATATGGCAACCTCTGCAAAGAGGAAGCTGTGGATGGCTGTGATGAGGGTAGCGACATTGCGTCGTGCCCAACCGATGCACCTAAATCTCACTTAAAGGAAGAATCCGAAAATGAGAACCAGGACGAAGCCAAAGAAAACCAAGAGGGTGTTCTTTAACCCTGACGAAATAGCAACAGCTACTAGTCAGTTACTAAACCGTGACTTATCCTCTGCCCACCAGATGTACGGTGGAGGTAATTCGCTGCAGAAGTTTTACTCAGCCTGTCAGTCGGTCTCATGCCTTAAAAAGTATGATCCGTCACAGGGTGCCCCAACTGATCTCGAGGAGAAAGCATTTCGCTCTTTCTTGGAGACTAATTGCAGGATGCGTGAAGTTAACCGGAAATTCCGGGCCCCTCGCAAAATTCCTGCTCATAGGTTGGAACCGGAAGAGCTCTTGCTCATTCGTGCCAAGCAGTTAATCGCTTGGACACTCCGGGATATCACCTTTGGTGAACTGTGCAAGAACGCCGCCCATTCGGGTGGCGTGACCAAGGGGGTCCGTTTTTCGGATACCTCCTGGGAAGCTAAGTTTACTTGGCCGATGAGTACGACCAAAGTGGTAGGTTCGTTGTATAGACAGTATCTAGTCGAGAACAAACAGTTCAAGACTGCCATTGAATTATTGAATGGCCAGAAGCAATTCATTGCTCCGGAGTATGAATATACACGATCGTCACGTGCTACGACCGTACCAAAAGATAGCTCAAAGCGTCGCATGATAGCCATTGAGCCCACACTGAATATGTTTTTTCAGCAGGGCCTGATGGTGACAATGTATGATCGCCTAAAAGCCGTCGGTTTGGACGTAGAGAGTTTACCCCTTAGACATAAGCGCCTTGCGTGGGAGGGATCGGTCAGTGGTAATTTAGCCACTATCGACTTTTCTTCTGCCTCGGATTGCGTGTCTTTGGAGCTGTTGAGGTATTTGTTACCGCCTCAATGGTTCAGGTACGTAACCATGCTTCGCTGCCCCTCGATGGAAATCTTGGGGAGTACAGTAAAGCTAGAAATGGTGAGTACTATGGGGAACGCGGGAACGTTTCCGCTGGAGACTCTCGTATTCTGGGCGCTCGGAGTGGGTGCTGTCATGCAGCGGACGCGGAGTAATCCGTATTCCCTTCTCAGTTTACCTGAGGAGCGGGACGCGGTTTCCGTGTTTGGCGATGATTGCATCCTCCCCACATCAGATGCACAATGCTTTATTGCAGCGTGCGAACGTGTGGGATTCCTGGTGAACAAGGAGAAATCCTTTGTCGATCCAGGTCCGGGTTTCCGGGAGAGTTGTGGAGGTGATTACCTCCGTGGCTCAAATGTGAGGCCTTTTTGTTTAAAGGCCCCTTCCTCGACGAGGCTTAGTGCTCTCGAACCCTGGTTGTACATTATCCTGAATGGGATTTTAAATAAGTACATCTCGTACTTTGGTCCCTTAAGGTATGTGTACGACAAGGCTCTTCTTGAGTACCTGTTCTCGTTGTTCCGGAAGCACCGACTAAAGGTTAAGTTGGTGCCGCTGGATTTCCCTGATGACTCTGGTCTGAAAACTTTAGACCGCGAGAGACTAGATGCCTGCTATAATATCCCTTGGGATAAGGTAGGCGTGTCTAGTCAGGGCTGGGCGTCCTTCCGTTACTGCCGATTCGTTTATACGAATAAGCGGGACCGGTTCGATGCCCTGCGCTATGCCATGTGGCTTAGGCGTCCCATCGTTGAAAATCAATGGTGGCGCGCTGACCGCGTGGTTAAGCAGATTTTCCCCATCAGACGAAAAGGAAGTTACATCGTAG